TCAGAACGTGAGCAACTGAACTACCCACCCCAATACCATTCACGTAATAACTTCCGCTTGCAGGATTGGCTAATCTTGGTACACCTACCTGTGCTGCGCCTGCTGGATTCGCTGCGTTTGTGGTTTGGCTTGCATCTACCCACCAACCGTTAAGACCCGGAGCGCCTAAAACATAAGCACCGGGAAAGCCAGAGTCTTTAAAGAACGCATACCAGTTTCCAATTGCTTCAGCAGCCGTACCAATTTTATGATACTCAAAAGGAAATCCAGTATAACCAATTACAGGACTATTTTCTGCAACCACTGGCGTACCTTGAACGTTAATCTTTTGCCATCCGTGACCCTCTGCATATTGTGCTGATTCACCAGCCTGCAAAGTTCCATACCATAATGTTGCAGCATTAGTACCGTCATTCCATTGAATCAAAACAGTATGCGTGATATTATCAGGATTGAATACTATAATACTATCTACTATGTGACTTTGACCAGAACTAACTGGAGTCTCTACCAAATCAACCGATACATTTGAAATATTTGTAAACTTAGAAGCAGGCTCAAATGTAGTAGAAGTCCTAACTCTGTAAGATGCAGCACAAGTCAATGTTGGTGAAGCGGCCACTGTTGTAGATGCCGTTATTCTTTCTGGGTCTGTTGCACTGTAATTTAAAACTATCATATCTTTTTTATATTAATCCTTCAACTTGTGATTGCGTTAATCCTGAACCACCGCCGCCGCCTGTGTTTTTATTTGAAACGATGTAAAGATTACCGTCATGGTATTGTACTTCGATTGCATCGTTTACGTTTGTAATGCCTTCTGCTACACTGGTATCAATTGTACCACCAACCACAACTACTCTAACTGTATTAGTTATATCTAAGGCTTTTACGTACCATGTTTGCCCCTCAGTATAAGTTGTAGTGGCTAAATCAAAAGTTACGTCTACTGCTGCGCCTGATGCGTCTACTAAATACGTTTTAACACTTGGTGAAGCTGTTGTGTCGGCTGTAATTTCTACAACGTCTCTTGGGTCATTACTAACTAGCACCCCGTTGATATAGGTTACATCAGATTCGGTTACCGTAACATTGTTTGTATTTATTAGCGTTACGTTTGACAATCCAGCTTCTACTTTATTGTTTGAACCTTGAATTTTTATATTCGTTGTTTCAGAGAACACCCTATTATAGTTACCGTAGATTTCAACGTACTGAGTGCGTTGTCCTAATAGATTCCCTTCACCTTGAACTACTGACGTTTTACCTAAACCTGTATTTCCGTCTGGTGCAGAAATTGGTGGCTTCGCTGGTGAACTTTCATCCATGTTTACGTTACCACCATTTTGTACAGGGTCGAGTGGTGCGGTATCACCTACGATCGGTCTGGTAGTTGGTGTAAAGTCACTAGCCGCATTAATCATAAAGAAAGTACAAAGCGTTGTTTCTTCGCTTGTTGGGTTGTAGCCTTCTATTGATTGTAAACGAAAATAAGCATAATCAAAATAATACTTTTTATCGAAAGTAAAATTAACGTAGTCTAACGGTCTAAGGTGAACGTAGGCCTTTACTATTCGGCTATCTTCATCTGTGACCTCTCTTAGATGTTTACCGTAGTATTTATTTACTAGGTTGTTATCGGTTGAGTCAATGTCATGCAAGTTGTCGTCATAATAAACCTCTTTTACCAATCCCCAGTTAATATCTAAGGTCGGGCTGTAAGGATCATCCCAATGTCCAGCGTATGGATATTCTACATAAGTATCTACTAAAGGTAAATAAGGCCATGACAGGATGTAGTTGATATGATTCCACGCATAAGTCGTTGGCTTCATTCCTGAGTAGTACAATAGTCTTATATTGCGCTTAGTGCTTATTGGCTGTCCTGTCTGATCAAACTGCTCAATAGTTGGTAGAACTAAATCTGAATTTGGTTGTGCTACCATTGTAGTAGGTGAAAAAATAGTCTCAATCTTTTTAACACCGCTTAAAAACTCAGAGTTAACGTCTACCTTTCTATCACCATAGATACTTTGCCAATCGTTTTCGTATTTTTTATTCCAGTAGTCTGCATCTGGTTTGTCAGCAAAATAGAACTGCTTTGCGTCTAGGCTACCCATTGGAAATTGATCCATATCTTTTGAACGATCAATTAACTCATGGATATTTTTAACTGTCGAGCCTAAATAAGAATCTCTTGTTTCTATTATTAAGTTATAAGGATTGTTAGGGTCAATGTCAATCCAAATGTTGAACTTCTTAAAAATCGAAGTAACAAAATCGTACTGCTTAATGTTCGGATAAAGCACCTTATCCATTGTCAAAGTGTTACCCTCTTGCAACATGGTATTAGCAACCTTGTTGTAGAATGATCCTAATGAGCAAGTAATGGTAGCCGTACCAGAATAATAAACTCCTAAGTTGTCTACAAAGAAATCTGTATTATATCCGAATGCTGAATTTTTATGCCACAACCCAGCCTTAGTTGATACATGAATAATATCACCAGCAAGTAAAGGAAATGAAGTGCCGCCTATTTGATAACGATCAGGAGGTGATACGGCACGTCCAGTTAAAGAAGTGTCATTAGGGTAAACGCTCCAATGTTTAGCATTTAGATAGTCATCATCTGGATAAGTAGGTGTTGAACTAGTAGAGCGCACACCTGAATAAAAACTGTTATCATCCTTTGAAATATAGAACGGTGTCTGTGCAATTATAACAGGCGTACCAGTACTAACAGGTGTGTGATACATTTCTATAAACCCGTCAACTTCGCACGTTGTTTTTACATTCGATGCAGTGGAAGGTGTAAAGGTTGCTTGAATTTCTAAGATAGCGTTAATGTCATAGACTCCTGAACTTACACAAGTCCATTCACCCGTTGCGGGGTTATAGTTTAAACCAGTATCAAATAGTTCGTTAGTGAATATGATCGTATCGTTTGCCGAATAAGTGTTATTAGGTAGGTTCCCTGTTGTGGTTGTTCCTGTGCTTGTAAACTCTGGAGTATTAGCCGCAAACTCTCTATCGCCAATTTCAGCCGCCGTTAATTGGTAGCAATCTGGTGAAGATGGAATAATCAAATGCTCACAAACCGATCCATCGATAAAAGTACTTGTATAGGTTCTGCCAGTTCTGTAAATGATTTTCTTAAGTATCTCACGAACGTACAAAGCGCATCCTATCTGAGTATAAGTAAAGTCTGTTGAGTTGGTACTTAATCCGTAATCAATCAAAGGATAAACATAACCAGTACCAAAGTCAAAAGGAATGAAAGCACCGTCATACCAAATCTCAGTCTCCCAAGACTTTTGCTGAATCTCTTTTGTAAATGAATGGTCAAATTTATCAAACCCTTCGTAGGTTCCAGATTCGTAAAGATCAACCAAATAAAGTTCCTTAATGTCGGCAAAGAAATCTGCAACCTCTGAGTACATGGTGCAGTCATAGGTGATGTCCTGAAAATCATTCACCTTAATTTCGTTAAGTTTCAGGTATCCATTTATAATCACCTCTGAGTCCACCTCGTAACGTACAGACGCCTTAGCGTTTACGTCAAAGACTCTATCTATTGCATTAAATTCAAAATAATGGCTGAATATTTTATCCGCTTCTTTTGATCGTGGGATTGAAATAGTTTTAGAATACGCAGCCTTTCTGGTTGAAGGGTCGGATATATCCGTGATCGATTTATTAATAGACGGATTCAACCCTTGTGATAAAGGTATGTAAGTATTTTCTATGTAAAGTCTTTCAACTGCCATTATCTGCGTTGTCTAAAGTTTGCTTGACTTAATTTCAATTCCAATTCTAGGATAAAGATTTTATCAATACTCGTTTCCTTTTCAGTCCATGTGGTTGCGTTTACCTTTTCGTATGCCAGATAATTCTGCGCTCCTGTTGGATCAGTGAACTCTAAATAAATCTCAGGTGATTCAACCAACTGTTTTAACCATTCGTTTTCCTCAGTAGTCAATGGATTCGATCTTACTATTAAAGTATCCTGAGTTTTCACAAAAGTTGTCACTTGTGATTGATCTTGGTACTGCCTAACGATACCGCCAGCCGTTACAGGATATTTATCGTACTTATATCCTTTGCGTTCAATCTCTCTCTTTTGTTGTGAACGTGCGTTAAAGTTAAAAGCATCGAACCCACCTAATCTATTTGCAAAGTGTATACGTCTTTGTTCGTAACGGCACGGCTCTTCCATTACAAATACAAGTTCCTCACTCGCCTCTGTGTTTGCTGAGTTTTCCAAACCCACTGTATAAGTAGCGACTGAACTTGTGATGATGGGCTGCGCACCAACTAGCCAAGCGCCTGTTAAATTATTAATTGACTCAGGAGCAGTAGCAGCCAAATACATTCTTGAAGCTGTTAAGTTCTGAGCAACTGATATGGCTTTCTTTGCTGTTTGAATAGCATTTCCAGCACTGTCATAAGTCTTGTAAACAATCTGATCTATGTCGGTAGGTGTGTCAGTTAGGAATGTTGTATAACCAATATTATTGATTGAAACGTATTTTCTTTTTACGTCTGTTAAAAATTGTCCGTTTGCCCCATTCGCTACATTGCAAATATAATCGTTAGGAGTCCATCCCATTAACTCTTGCTCAGTGAGTGACCCTTGAAATAGATATTTTGCTGAACCTGTAACCGTATCGGCAACTACTGTATAAACACCAGCATTCAAATAAGAATATCCGTATTTAACAGTGACTTTGATAATACACTGCTCACCTGTTGCTCTTGCACCTAAGTAAAATGGTAACGTTCCGTTGTAGATTCCTAGAACCGAATTACAAGCGCTTTCACAATAACGACTTATATCAACTGTACCATATCCTAAAACAGCGTCAGGTTCAACCTCAAATCTTTTATAGGCTGGTGTTGAAACGTTTTCAATGTACACATCAAAGATATACTGAAATCCAGTGAGCGCCTTTGTGGGTGCATCCGTTTCGTTTACTGAAATCTCTTGCCTATTGTAGACAGGAGAAAAGGAAACTAAATCCTCTATGATTGATATTGAACTTGCCATTACTTATTAAAATCTAGTGTTATATCTACTTCAATCGCTCTACCCATTATTTTACTGAGTGCATCTGCAAATTGCTTTTTAAACTCACCATTAACCACTTCATCTATAAAATGGTTTGCTCTGATACCAGAACGCCAAACAGTTTCTCTAACTGCAAAAGGAGATTTGCCAGCCAGACCAGCCCACTGTACAAAATGCTTTACACTTGGCTTCTTATCTTTCTTAAATGCAAATGGTGAGGACGGGGCTTTGTTAGTCCATCTTGCACCGCTTTTCATTTCACCACCTACACCTTGTACACCTTCGTTCAGGAAGTTCGCATAAGGTAAAGCCGTGATTGAAACGCTCAGTGTCTTACCGTCAAATGCAATCGGTTGCGCTATAATAGATTGCTCCAAACTCTTTTGAGTAGTCAGTTTAACTTTGCTTTGTAGTGACTCTCTCAAATCCTTCATAGCAATATTACCCCAGTCCTCAACTATCTCACTGAATATCTTTCCAGCCGATTGTTTGAAAGCCTCATCTGATATACCTAAAACCTCTGACATTTATTTTTTCAATGCTTTTTGTATTTCGTCTATTCTGTCTTGCTCTTCTTTCTTTATAATCATAAATGTCAAAAGGTTGAGCGCATAAGTAACACTCAGTTTTTGAAAATATGGGTACTTTGTTTTATCACCCTCAGCCATTTGGTCAAGTGTTGAAAGCCAACCTATGCGTTCAAATAATCTATTTCCTCCTGTACTTTCTGTGTCGCTATCTTCATCTGGTTTATTGAATACGTAAGGGTATCTTGAATTAAGGTTTCTGAGAGACTGCAAAAAAAAACCGCAATCGGATTAGCAACCTTTAACGGGAGTTGTTTGAATGATTCAATCCTTTCAATTATCTCACCTTCTGGAATCTCAATTACTCTACCCTTCCAATCAACTTCCTGACAGATTTGGAACACCGTATTATGCAAGTTATCCAAAGCCTTATCTTTATCTCTGATCGTATTCATTGAACTCATGTAGCCGTCAAAGTCCATCTTAGTTGCATCGACTGCATCCATCTTTGAATCTAATCCAATGTTACGTTTAACCGTGTCTAAAATTCTTTTATAGATTGTGCGCTTTAACAAATTAGGATTGGTAATCACCTTATACCTTCTACCCTCGAATCTAAAATCTGTTATCAACTTTAAAGGCAAATCAGATTTAAGAAAGTCCTGCATCTTAGCAAGGTCTTGCATCGTGCAATTCTCCTCTACCCAGTCAGGTTCTTGATTCGTTAGTAAGCAAACCCGTTTAACCAGTAGGTTCAATTGCGCCTCTGCATCCTTTGGGTCTTCACTCAAAGTCTTGTAAACAGCAACGTACTGTTCAATCGTTATATCGTTCCAATTCTTAGGCAACATACTTATAAAGGTATTTGGTGAATGTTTTTGCGGTGTTTTTAAAGTTGTTTGAAAACAAATTTATGATTAGACTTTTCTTTCAGCTTGTTGAGTGCTACATATCGGAGCGCATCAATAAGGTGATTCATAAAATCTACCGGCTCGTTTGTTGGGTTGTTTGTCTTTCGATCTGTTTTCCATTTGTAAGACTTGAACTCTTTGGTTAAATTCTCACCAATCAAATAAATATTGAAGCGCTTTAGAATATCAATTGAGGCTGTGATGGAATCTTTACCCTTCATTGCGGGTTCTACTTTCAGCCCCATCCTTCTGAGTTCTTCAATACTCTTTGGCTCTGCACTATCGCAAATGTAACGGTTTGATTTATCCAACTCTTTGTAAAGGTCTTGGTTGGTTAGCCCTGATCGGTATAGTGATTCTTTAACGTAAAGGTTGCCATCTGATTTGAATACGTCCACACTTGCTGACGGGTCGTTCGTAAATCCAAAGTCTAATCCTGATCCGATGTACTCCGCACCTTCAGGAATGTCATTACCTTGTTTCCACTTCCTGAATACTAAGCCCTCGATCTTGCCAGTCATTCCCCTAGCATAAACATTGAATAAATCCATGTCTATGTCTTTCAGTCCTTCGATCTTATCTCTGATCTTCTGTGAAAGGAATGGATTATGTTCGTGCCATGTTCTAAAGAACTTTACATTCGGCTTGCCTATAAAGTCATGGATATAAAATTCTTCGTTAGGGTTGTAATCTACAAAAGTCCTTATTCTGGTTCTACCCATCAAAGCAATCTCTGTGAAGATTGGCATTGCTATACCGTTCAACTCATTGAAGAAACTGTAATCCCTTTTACCTGATCTGGCATCCTGTGAGTTTTGAAACGATTTGAAGATCATTGACGAACCAGAAAGGAATTGAAACTCCCGATCTGTTTTATTGAATGACACAATCAACTTCTTTAGTTCATCTGAACTGTCAATTATATCGAGTGCATCCTTTAAAGCACCGCCTTTTAGATTGGGTATTGACTGACCAACAACTAAGATGTCACACTTCTCGCGAATGGCTATTGAGAATAAAGCCTGAAGGATTGCAACCGTCTTGCCGCTTGACGTTCCACCTTGATTTATTATAAGGTCTTCGGTTGCGTTTAGGTTAGCAAGGTATAATTCTGACGTTTTAAACATCTATTTGTATCATTCTGTCGTCGGTTGAATACCAGTTCTAAACAGTTTAATGTGTTTTTCTGGATTCCAAATATGACGGATGTATTTTTGCGGTGGTAATTTAGGCCATTTTATACTAACTGGCTTACCATTCTCATCCAATAAAGGCTTCAACATTTCAGGGCTGCACATATTACTCCGTTTCAATTTTAGGCGTTCCACTTATTACCTCTGGCTTCACCTCTGTTATTGTATGCTTTAAATTCTGATTAACGTCCTCAGAGTAGCCGCCATGATTACGCAGCCAGAACTGACTACCCATGTAAGTACCACCCCAGTATAGCTTTTGTTCGTTCCAATGGGTCATGAAGGTTCTGAATCTATTAAGGATGTAGGCGAAATCGGCTGACTTCTTTTCATAATCATACATCGAATCCCTTGTTGCAAAGCCTAAATATAGGGCTACACCGCTTAATGTGTACACACCTTTACCGTCCTTTCCTTTCTGGTCATCCTCCCAATTTAGATACTCTGCAATCTTTAGAGCCATTTCATCAGCGTTATCATAAAACGGCTTAGCTCCATTTGTGCAAAGTCCAAGCGAAAACAGATTACCATGCGTAAACTTTCCTTTCTCGTCTCTACCTTCCTGTGCCATTATACTGCTTTTAGTTTACCGTTTGATTTAATGAGTAGCTTTATATCGCCTGAATAATTCACTTCGTTGAGCATCTTAACCATTTGTAAAGCCTCTTTGTATTTGAAGCATTTAGCATTCTCTAAGTCATCTCTGAATCCTATTCCTATTCCGTTTGATTCAAAGAATAAAAAACAGTTATCGTTTTCAATGACGAAATTAGCATGCCTGCGTTGCTCTCTTGTGAATCTATCCTTTTTCACTTAACAATTGTATCAGTTCTTCTTTGGTTGTCTTGTTGGTGTACTCTAATCCTTTCTTCTTTGCTATTGACCGGATTTGGTGCATCTTTTTATCTTTCAAATCAATTGATGCCAACTCGTAATTTGTAATGCCAGATAGATTTTCATTCAAGTCTAAGTCCTCAATAACCAGATCAGCCGTTGCTTGTTTAAAGTCCTTAACCTCTGGTGAATCTACTCCTTTGAAGTCTACCGTTTCAATAGTTGCTTGTGGTACGTTTGGAATATCCTGTGGTACTTCATGCTCCAATATCTTGCGCCAGTTGTAAACCATTGTAAGCATATCGAAAATGCAATTAGAACAACCTATGTCAGTCTTTGGCAGATCACCTAAAGCACCTTGATAGATTACTTTCTTGCGTTCTGGGATATTCTTAAACTCGTCCCAAATAGCGGCTAAGTCTTTTAGAGCATCTCTATCTGAAAAGCCGTGTCCTTTTTTCCAAGTCTCAATCAGTCTGGCGTACTTGTTTGTTTCTGCTATGAAGTTCATTACGCAAAGAATAATTTAACACAATAATAAATCAAACCAATTGAAAGGACCAAAGTAATGATTCCTACTACTGGATTCTGTGGTTGTTTGTCTGGTGATTCTGTCATAAAATCTTATGTATTAGTTTATACATTATCGGTAAAGATAAGAATAAAATGTTAAACGTGAGCATTGTGAATAAAATTCCTAGCCAAAAACTTAAACAAGTTCCGCAATTGATTGGTTTACGATCTATCCACATCATTAAATTATTCCTAAACTTATACCCTAAGTTCGTTTTCTTTCGGCTGACCATAGGCCAAATCGTTTCTACCCATAACCAAACGAGTGAAGCGATTACAAAATATGTTTTAACGTCTTGCATTTCTCTATTATGTATTTAATTCTATCTGCTGCCATTTCTCTGTCAATTCCTTTGCGCCTTTGAATCTCAATATAACTACCGTTGCATTCTATGTACGCCCTTATCCATGCGTTTTCTGTTGGTGTTAAATGCTTTCTGATCTCTACCAAGTAATCGAAATAAGGCTCATAAATGTCTTGAACCTCTGAATCTGATGGCTCTGATTTTTCTTGTCTTACCTTTTCGTGCTTCATTACGGTGTAAATCCATGAACGTAAACCGCCTGACTCGTGAAGTGTTCTTATCTTTGATTCGTATTTATAGCACTCAAGTATAGTGTATTGTCTTAGTTCGTTTTGAAGGTCAGTGTTTTTAGCAAGGTGTTTAGCCTGTGCCTCTATCATTGGTAATATTTCTAAGATCAAATTATTCAACTATTAACTTTGCTAATTCAATTTGCTGCGATTCATTCCGGCTGAACGTTTGCATTATGCCTCCGCTTACCTCTTGCTGAATAATCCAGTTCTGCTTATGTGCAGCGCAAATGATTCGTTTACCTTGCTTCTTTGCTTCCAAACTTAATACCAGATCACACATGCACTTGAACTCTGATTTGTAAATATCAACAGGGTTGAAGTCATCTGTTCTAAATCCCATCACTCCCGTGCCTCCGACATCTACAAACATATCTAAAGGCTGCTCACCTCTGAAATCAAATACTTGATTCTTTCTGTAATATGATTCAACTGGTCGTTTCAATATTCTACCGTGATAGGTTATAATGGTTCTGAATTTGTCTATTAGTTCAATTGTATGCTGAATATAGTTATTGGGATATACGATGTCATCATCTGCCGTGAGGTAGTAACATGGACTCTCAATGTCTTTGATGTGGAAGAACTTTGCGTTGTCAGTATAGTTGTGGGCTTTGCTGTTATCGTAGATACGTACTTCATCACACTGTTTTATTAATGAGTTAACCGCCTTGCGTAGTTGCTCTGGCCTGTCTCCTTTGGTTGCTATGCTGGCAATTATTTTAACGGTATCTATCTTTAATTTCGTTGATCTTCTTTGCACGTTCCACTTGATCGATTCCTAATCCTAAACTCTTTTGCTTTGCGTGTCGTCGGTAAAAGTACAAAAAAGCATTTGAATAATCCAACTTAAAACCATTCTTTAACAATTTCATATTTAAATCATACTCCTCTGCACACGTCAAGCCCTCATCAAATAAGAACTCTTTTAAGATTTTAGACTTATAAACAACCGTACCGCCATGTATAACATTCGACGTTAGTAGATCGGTTAAAGTTGGGTAGTGTAACTTAGGTTCTTGCTTTTCGGTACGACCTGAGAATGATATGTGACCCTCAGGATAGATAACTGGATAACCAAAGAAGTTAACCGCCTTACCATGTATAAAATCTGCTCCCGATTCTAAAAGCGTTTCAATTGATTGGTGAATCGAGTACTGAGGCAGTAGATCGTCTTCACTTAGGTATCGAATGTACTCACCGTTAGCACGTCTTATCCCTTCATTTAGATTCTGTGAAGCGTTGAACTCAGGATTATGTGATAGGATTAACTCTATCTTACCGTTGTATCTTTGGTTCTTTACAGATTGGATTGCTTCACTGAGCCAGCCCCGATCTTTAGAGTAGTAAATTATGATTGATACGGTTGGATTCATTTCTTTTTTATCTTATGAATCTTCGGATTAAATAGAACTAAATTAACACCATGTGCATTATGCTTCTCACTCCCAATTAATAAAGTTAAATCATATTCTAGGTAACCTCTCAGCCATCTATAATCACTTTCTACAACTTTAGAATCAACTAGAACCGCCTTACGTTCGTTTACCCATACAGTAGAACCGATTGGAGGCAATGGATTTTTTAATCTAAAAATCTCTTTTTTTAATTCAAAAATTTGACCATCCAAAAGCTCTACCTTACTTTTTAATTTTCTACAAAACATAATTTATAGTTTTAATAATTGTTTCAATCGTTCACCCGTCGCTTTATATCCGTGTCGCTCCTTTGTTTCTAAGTGGATTCTCTCAGCCCTTGCCATTGTCAGATACTTCTGTGAATCTTCAATAGCACTTTGAAATTGGTATTTATTCTTAACCGTTATAAATGGATGGTCACCGTAGGCCTCCTTATACGTTCTACCTTCTAAGTCCTGAGTGATAACTAATTTACCAGCCATAGCCGCTTCCAATGCGGTTACACCAAAACAACCATAAGGACGCCCGTTTAACTCTGGTTTGAACAATTCAATGTAAACGTCACACTCCTGCATTCGTTTGACCTGTTCTGCATGGCTCACTTGCTTTAATCCTATTCTGATATCAAATGTATCTCTGAATGGTTTAAGCATCTCAATAATCTCGTTTGTGCCTTTAACCTCTGGGTTGGATGGGTAGTGCCCTATTATTAGTTTCTTGCCTATCTCTTTTGGTTTGTAAAGGTTTTCATCTACTGCGCTAACCAAGTACTCCATCTTACCAAGTACCTGAAATTCGGAATGATCTGAGATCACAGACTTTGCACTCTGGAATAGTTCGTTAAAATACTTTGGTGATTCTCTGTAACGTGTTCCTGTATGCGCCACACTGAAATTAGGATTCTGATTCAAGTCAAATAGGATCGGGCAACTGTGACAGATTAAAACGTGATCCGCTTCTGCGCTTAACGTCTTGAAAGTTTCACGGCTCACAACCTTTGATTCGCTACCGTAGTTAAATGGGTGCTTACTCAGTGTAGTATCTATACAGTCAATACCAATTGAACGCAACGACTTGCCTAACGAATGTCCGTAGTTACCGTAATCCGCACTAGAAGATATTAGTATCATTTAATTTTTGGGTTAAATTCATTAGTTCATCAATTGACTTTTCAGCATCGTTATAAACCTCTGTTTGTTCTCCTGTAACTTCAGCAACTACACATTTAGCAAACTCAATCGCTTGCTTTGCTTGAACTAGGTTAGACATTATTATTTGCTTTCTTGAAGTTATCATTTATCGTAATTTAAAAGCCATACACGTGGCTGTATTTCCTCTCTGTGGGTGCATTTCCAATCTGTAAACCTTGAATCAAAATCGTGCATCTCTAAGCGATGGGTATGATAAATATCAACGTCTATCCCGATTCCCGTCAGTATTATAATATTCTTTCTGGCTATTCGTTTCATGTTGGCTATTGCCTTATCGAAGTCTAAGCAGTTGTCAAGTACTGCAAAAGCGCATACGGTATCTGCTGAAAGTTCAAGTGCTTCATCTGATTCAATCGCAATCAGAAGGGTAACATCTTCGTAACCGTCAGCAGGAAACGCATCAATGCCTATGTAGTGTGTTTGCCCTTCAATCTGTGTCTTTAAAAACTGCGCTCCACACCCGACGTCAACGATACTTCTACCGTACCCGCATTTAATCAAATGAAGTTTGTAATCAGATACTGGATTCTGATAGGTTGGTATGTCGCTCTTAATACCAGCGTTTAGTTTACGCCTTTCTTTTAGGTTGGCAGTGGCATCAATCCACTTTTGTACATCCGCTTTCATAAAATCAAAGATAGTATTAAACTCCAAACAATTATGCAGAATCCAAAAATAATTATGTACCAGTGTTTAGGCTTCATAACTTTTTGATCTCTGCTTTTACTTCTTGCCAATATTTTGTATTTGAATTACATTTCTTTTCATACATTAAAGGGTCAATTTTATCACTAATGTATTGTACTATTTGTGGGTTTGTGTTTATTATTTCATCAACTGCAATCAATGCACATTTTTTAGCGGTATCAAAACACATAGGATAATTACCCATAATATCATCAACGTTATACATATCCGTAAATATTTTATTTGCTTTTTCTTTTGGTGTCATATCTTAACTTTTACATCAATCGACTTCAATTTATTTTCGTACTCAGGTGATTCAGCGTACTTCCACTGGGTTAAAAATTCATAATAGTTAGCACAATCTTCTGTGATTCGTTGCTGCTGCCATGACTTATAGTACTGTACAGATTCTCTCCAATGGTTAAATATCTTGTAACCGTTTGGGTTGTCCTCTGTTTTCTCACCACCTTTTAGCCCGAATAAATTCTGACGAACCAAACAGTTTTTAGAAGTGAAGTGTCCCGTCTCAAGCAAGGCCTGACGTAATACGATCTCAGAGAACTTCACATCACACCTCATTATCTCTGCATAAACGTTCTCCTTTGTTAACTCGTTGGAAGGGTAAACCATGCAAGTCTCTACCTTGTTAACCGTTCCTTTGTAGTTGTCCTTTGAGCAACCTAACGCAGCCATCAAGCATAAGCCAAATATTATAAATGTCCTGTCTTTCATAATTCTATTTTAACATCGGTGTTATTAACTCCCTCAAATCTACATCCTCAAAAATCTGTTGTTCTATCCAGTTCTTAAATGCTAAACTCTTGGCTTTCTTTTTTATCCGTTTCTCATGATCTTCATCGCTTTCAGGTTTATCAAATACCTTTCGCCTTTCTTTTTTAGGTGTTAACCGTCTGGCTTCTGCCATGAATAACTCCCTTGCTTCATCGTCTGGTATGAATCGAATCCCTAGTTTATAAAGATAATCAAAAAACATCCAACCGTCCAAATCACTGTAAAGATATTCACCACCTGCTTTTAACTTGTCGTAAGGTTCAAATAAGCACTTTTCAAAGTAATCTGCCATGTTGAATTTTGGTTCTGTGTAAGTTATTTCTTGCGGCTTTTGTAGTTGAGCTATGCGCCAAATGTAATAAGAAGCCATGACACGCCCAAAGTATTCAGGGCTGAACTTCTGATAGCAGTTAACGTCTAAGTCCTGAAATTTGTGAGCTACTGCCATTTGAAAGGCTGTTTTAATTTCATCACATACCAGACCACCATACGCACCTATCACAAAATCAATAAGCACTTTCTTTTCCAAATCTTTAGGGTAGTTCTTTTCGTCTAGTCCTATCAAAACAAATGCGTATGCTAGTGCTTTGCGTATGGGTTCGTCTGTTGATAGTTCACGAATCTTTACCCCGTTCTTTATTTGGCTACTCAGTGATAAAGCTGTGGGCTGCGCTCTCTGTACTTCGTTTTTCTGGTTTTCCATTGTTAAAGTTTTTCTGGTTACGCTTCCATCTTTCTAAACGCTTCTTTATGTCAAATACTTTCTCCTTTTCAAAGCGCATCTTCTTTTGATTGTCTCCTATCTCAGTCCAATAAGAAATAAAATTTTGCATATCCATTAGTGAATATTCGTTTTGATAATATGATACATCCACTACAAAATCAGATTCCCTTTCTTGAATTGTCTTCTTTGGTTTCTCTCTGAACTGGGAAGCGTATTCTTCCATCAAAATTTTAATGTCAGACCATATAAAATTACCTTGTTCCAATTCATTTATCGGGACATCATAACCCATGTGTTGTTTGTAAATTTCTTCAGGTGTTTTCATAGTTAATCGATATTTTCGTTGTCATACATTTCAGCCTCCCATGCCTGAGAAAATTCTTTATCTGCAAACAATTCAACAATACCACCAATCTGGCAAAGTCTTAAAACTTCATCTGAATCCATACCTAAATTCTTTGCAATCTTTTCGTCGCTCCAATTTCGCTTTTTTAAGTCAATTACAATATCACTCATTGCTTGAACTTTATGTTTACCCCTTGCTCGGTTATGACGTATAGTAGAAGCCACACGGTCATTAATCTTTGTTCGATCTGAGTTAATCGTAACTACTGGTAAGAATCCATGTACACGGCTTTGAATCTCTTGACACTCTTTACCTACTCTGTTTCTATGGAAGCCGTCAATAACCTCTCTAGTTTCTCCGTTTTCATCCAACATTGAAACGATAGGCTGTGTATATCCATCTGCTGAAATACTTAACCTTAGCAACTCCATTTCAGGTGGTGCAACACTATTCGGGTTATAATCGTTAGCGTGAACCGTGTCATTCTTTACCCATAAAACACAATCAACTGGCTCTGACTTCATTGGTGATCGTTGGTGTAAAAATAGTTTAACATCGTTTATCAATTCCACTTTACCATCAATATCAAGGCTCTCAAAGTCCTTAAATATTTCGCTTAATAAATTTAGTGTTTCTGCTTTCATATTACAAATTTTGCTTCGTTTCTTTTTTCTTTTTTTAATTTCAGATACTTTTCATAAGCCTCCGTTTTGTGCTGTGTAAATCCAAGTCCTTTGCACCAGTAATCATTTCTTAGAAGTGACTTGCAAACCCTTCTGTAAGATGGTGCTAGTTTTTGATTCTCTAAAAGTAGCGGCGCTTCGTCTGGTATTCCATCCTGATAGCCTCTATCATTCCACCATGTAAAGAACGTAAATACTTTGTTTCGATAATGCTCTGCTGTTTTTTCTGGCAGCGTTGCTAAGATCAATTCAGAAAATGATTTCCAAGTGTGCTGTGATGGTTTAGTAATTTTACCGTAGCCGTTTATGTTGCCCGTGTCTTGAACGTATAAAGCACCACTGTTTGCGCCATTTACCCTTGCAACTACTCTTGCCCATGTTTCAGGTTCGATCAAATGAAACAGCCACAAACCTCTGCGCTGATCATCTCCATACGGTTGGCAAATCCTTTGAAGTGATAATGATAGACCCGCTTTATGCATTAAGTCATACAATTCATTATGGCGTTTATCTTTATTCTTAGCGTGGTAAATCCAAATATCTTCTACTGACCAATCGTAAATAGGATAAATGTTGAATACATTATCAGTCACTTTTGTTGTAAACTGCTTATCATTATATCGAATCTTTGAAGCACTTGCAATAGTTCTGAATCTGTTTAAACTTTCATCTGCACGAATACCAACCAAACACGCTGTTGGCTTACCTTGTGAATACCACTCACCAAACTCAGGCACAAACTCTTCAAACTCCATTCCAACTCTAAAAAATGGAAAGTAATTTATATCTGAAATAGCCTCCTTTGGAATCGGTCTAATCCAGTCTTGTTTGCGCTCCGCATCCCAACATAACCAGAACGGTTCAAAAACAGATACAGCGTTTCTTAGATGGATAGGCAAACAAACCCAATACAAATCTATAAACTCTGAGTACATATCTATACACGCTTTCATGTGTTCGATAGTCAGTTTATATTGCCCTTCTAAATCCACAATAAGAACTCCAATTTTCTGCTTTCTTTTTACGGCTTCATTCATTGTAATATGAAGCATAACAGTAGAATCTTTACCGGCACTGAATGATAAATAAACTCTCTCAAAGTTATCGAATACAAAATTAATTCTTTCAAGGCTTGCCTCAAACACGTTTTTATCTAATCCAATCTTAGGCATAATTGCTCGGTTGTTTTTGGTTTATAATTATCTACTATTTCCTTTGCAATAGCATCTGCAATATCTCTATTCTCTTTTGGTACTTTGTGCCAAGCCTCCATAGTTATTGATGAAGTTACACCAGCGTAAATGCAACAAGCCGCCTGACCTAAATAAGCAATTTTATTTAAAGCATCATTTGTAAGATTATGCTCACATGAATAAGGCCAATCAGTTATTACTTTCTCCATGTATTTTTTCGTTAGAGCCTTATCAGTAAAAAGTTCAACAACTTTATCAATCAACACTGCTTTGTTCTTGCCTCCAACATTATCATAGAATCCAGCTTTGTAGTCCTCCCATAATTCGTACCTGTGGTAAATCCTATTCATCCTTGTTGTTTTAAATGTTATGGTACAAATCTAATACTCTTTTTTTAATTTCCAAATAAAAAATAAAATATTATTTTAATTAAGTTTCATTTTTGTTCCTTATTTGATACACCCCGCCTATTCCCGTCATTTCCATTTGACGATAGTTTAAAAATCAATCAACCTAACGAGGTAACTTTTTTTTAACTGACCTTACGTACTGGGTTCCTTACCTCCCATTTCCGAATCAACCTTATTATTTCAACGTATAAACGTCCTGACGGGGCTAAGTTGTGGTACGGGTGTCACATTGCTTAGACTTAGGTTGTCGTTATCAAGCCTGATTCTCGTTTTATTGGATAGGCTTTTTTGTTAACGGAGTTTCGCCTAATGAACTCCTTGAGAATCGATATTTTATTTACTGAACTCAGCAGGGGAATCGAACCCCTGACTTATTCCAAACTGAGTTAATTTTCTGCTTTTACCTCTCTTTGAATGGCCTCTTTTCTGTTTTCAAAGATTATATCAGATAGGTTGTCTGAAATCTTTTTGCATTTATTCAAAAATTCAATGTAATGTAGACTACCCTTCATTCGGTTACATTTTTTACATGATGCAGTTACGTTATTAGCTGTATTCAATCCTGACTTACTTAACGGCTCAACATGATCTAATTCCCAAGTGTGTGGGTTAAGTGACTGGGCGCAATAAAAACAAGTAAATCCAGTTCTTACTAAAGCATTATAAACATCAACATCATCAATCTGTGATATATTCATAACCCTTGAATTTGCAGATACCGCCTTTTCTTTACATTTATACAGAATTAACTTATTTTCATCCTCTGAAAGGATAGCGTTATAACCTATGATTTTTATACTTGATAATGGTATTTTTCCATCAATTATTTTGTACTTATATCTTAGCTTCAGTCTGGCTTTATGTGAGTATTTTTCTTGACAAAAATATTCTGCCAACAAAAAAACTAGATTATAGTGTTTGTTTCCTATCTTAACACGTGGTGCATATTTGCTATTATCTATTGGTAGAATTAATTCCCTGCGATTCTCAATCTTAAATACGTATCCTTTCGGGTGTATCCAGTATTTATCATGCCTTTTAATTTTTATGGCATCCATATTCTATAAAATAACAAAACCGCTGAGGCGTTCGGGGTGCATCCCTACTAACCTAAGCGGTTTAATGTTAATTTCTTTGAACCCCAATGCACTGGGTTGAGGCAAATATAATAAAATTTTCTATTTGTCAAGCATTTGGTGAAAATTATTTTTAGAAAAAACAGAAGGGAGCAACCACGCCCTCCCCAGACTTTTAAGATATGCCTATACGACTAGGCACTTTTCAACCTTCACGACAGTTAACGGGTTAGTTTAATCCTCTGACTCCACTCATTGAGATAGAATGTTTAGGTCTGAATTTATCTGTTTTCATCAAAGAACCAGAAACGCACACCGCCGTCAACACGCCTTGATTTTAGTTTAAAGGTAGATTTACCTACACGGTTTTTGTATCTATTGAAAATGCTCACGTAATAGCTTTGAGTATAGCTTAACTTTTTGTCATCCCTATCCTCAAGTGGAATAAAAAAACTATCCCCATCTTCAGCAACCATGAATATTTTTACAGCTTCATCTGCTTTTGTTGCGGGTCTTCCCGCCATGTTATTAATCATTTCAATTCCTTTTTCTAGTTTCATAAATTTTTAATTGTAGATTCCTAATCTGGTGTTATATTTAAGCCTTAAAAGTATTCTTACTTCAGGCGGGTAGGTTAGATCAATTGTTTTCAATTCATTTACTATCTTCTTTGCCCTTGCTTTTGCTGCTGTTAATTCTGGGATGGATAGTTTTAATTCTGGATATTTAGTTCTCAATTCGTGAACTTCATTCAAATAACTTTCACCATACAAACATGATAGCCCGTGATCGTAACCGTCAGGATTGCCAGATAGATATTGATTCTGGTTAACACTCTGAGCGTGTATATTATTCAAATGAAACCTAAGCGAAGGCCATGCAGCCGTACTGAATCTGTGGCCAGCATCGTACTTATCATTTAACGGCTTCAAAGAACTTACACAAACAGAGCCTTTATCTATCAGCCTAACGATTGTATTGATTTCTATTTGCAGTTCCTTACACCAATCGCTGTGAGTTTTTAGGCTGTCTTTTATGACTGTTTTACGTTTGCGCCAACCCTTTTCCATTTCTAACTTTGCGTAGTCTTTATGCGCTGTTATACACTCAGTCGTTTCCAGACAGTATTTTTGCAGGAAGTATCTAGGCTCAAAATCACATTTGCATTTTTTACACTTCATAAATATTCTTTGTGTTTACTTATTTCGTTGTCAATTGATACGCTGTTATACTTGTATTCGTCCGATGTTAGTAGGTATAAACCTTGCTGCGCTGAATACGTCCTGAACCAATCAATAAACTTTGTCAATTCATCCGTTTGCATTTTGCTGGTGTGTCTCAGAAACTTTTTACCGTTCTTTTCGTAGGTCATAAAACTGCACTCACGTTTCAAAAGAGTTTTAGCCTCGTCTAAAGTATAGCCAAATTCAATCCCAAACAAAGCAAACAAAACGTGTAGGTATTTATTCTGCTGAATCGTGCGAGGTTGTTTAACCGCTTTCAATTCAACTACTGATCCAGTGTCTTTGAGTTTGTTTAAACGCACCTGAACGCTTATACGGTCTAATTCTTTTGAAAGGTCGTATTTCACTTGATTAGTTTTTTCAGATTAACCATTGCTTCCAACATTGAATCCGTTTCAATATTCAAAGAATCTAATTTTGATTCATCTATCAATCCATCTTCAAACGCTTGAGTATATTTGATCGCCTCAATCACGTTCTTATTAGTTAGTATTCTGCAATTACGCCAAGCGTCTTTTAACTGAAGGTAGGCATCGTTTTGCTTTGGTGCTTTATCGAAGTTCTCAAAACGTTTCTTTGCTTGTTCAATATACTCTAAAGTATTCAGCGCATCACAACGCTCCTTTAGTTCAAGTCGCTCACGGTTTATCCTGTTTAGAAGTGTCAAGCAAATAGAGGGGGATATTTCACCCGCCTCTAATCTTATGCTTAAATCTTCAATGTCCTTTGTTTTGTACATAAATATCTGATTATCAGAACGGAAGGTCATCATCTTGATCTGCTACAAATGTTTGTGCTTGGTGCTTTTCGCCTTGAATTGAATCAGCGTGTTCACCAGTATAGCCAATTTGCCAACCTTGAATAGTGTTAAAGTATTTCACTTGACCGTCTTTAGGATTAACCCATTCACGACCTCTGATGTTTACCTTAACGCCAACTTTTGAACCTACTGCATAAGGGTCAAGTAGTGCACACGCATCTTGATTAAACTCTACCAGAATAGATTGCGGGTACTTTTCATCCGTTACTATTACAAGTTCACGTTTTGAGAACTTATCCGATACTTGAACGGTTTGACCGATCATTTTTACTGTTCCTTTAATTTCCATTTTGATTTATTTTATTGAGTTAATATATTTTGCTTTTTGTTCTGGTGTTAACGTGAATAGTTTTTCAAGTTCTGCAATTGGTGTTTTTGCAGCGATGTGTAGTTTTGCATCATTTGCACCAAACGTAGGTAGTTCAGTTACTCCTTTACTTGCACTGTTTCCATCGTCGTCATCTTCTGCAATTGATAGTAAAGACTTCAATGTGTAACGTCTGTAATACGTAATACATGAACCTAACTTTTGAGGGTCTTGAATCGTTGGTAGTGCTAAACTACTTTCTAATAAAACGTCTCCCGTTTCCGTGTCAATAATTCGGCTAATGACCAACCCATCAATAATTGGCTGCGTTAATAGTAACCCTTGCTCAATTAGTAACGGCTCAATGTGAACCAACAAACTGTTAAGATCAAGGTACTTTGATTTAAAGAACGGGTTTGCACTGTTTTTAGATAGCGTGCCTATCTTTTTTTTGACTTCTAATATTCGTTTCATACTCTAAATTTACTTATTATTTTTACTTAATCTACCAACTTGCTGCGCTAAAGATTCAATCTGATTTTTTAGTTTTTCGATTTCCTCTTGGTGTTGCTTTTCTCTTTTCTTTTCACGCTTCATCATGTCTATGTTGATTTGGCTTTGACCCTCGGTCATTGAAAGTACTTCACGTTTTAGAGTGTAGATTTGCATCCAATTGTCGTGAGGCGCTGTGCTAATTACATCGTTAGCGTAGGCAGTCGCTTCATCTCTTATCTTAGCCTCTTTTTCTTTGTCTATAATGTTTATCGTTTCCATGTTGTAAATTTTATTTGTTGGGTCAAATATAAATACTTTTTTTAATTAAACGCAAAAAAATAATTTATTTTTTATTTGGAAGTGTCAAATATTATTTATTACCTTTACCGAAATTAAAAACGAGATTATGAAAATCACTAAATTGATAGGAGTATTTGAAAAGTTGCTTCCTATTTATAAGGAAGGGTATAAAAAAAATTACGGTTATCGTGATATGAAAGATAACGATATTTGGTACGGGCTATGTTCAGCGTCTTTAGAAAATCTTGGTATAGACATTTCAGAGGTTATGTGTTTTAATGGATATTACAAATATTTTATGTCCTATGGGTCTTATTTATTTAAACCACCATCATGCGGACGTGATTTAAAGCCTCGCATTGACTTCATGGAATCAGAGATTAAAGACTTAAAACGCTTACTAAAAAAAGGATATACACACGTTTAATTAAAAACAAATAAAAAATCATGGGAAGAAATAGCATAGACAAGAATGACCCTGAACGAGTAGTAGCGGTTACATTCACTACTAAAAACAAGGTAATTGAAAAGAACGGAGGCATGGCGTTAACTCGTGCTAAGGCAAAGAAAGCTGTTGAAGGTAAAAAGAAATAGTTATGCCAAAGATGAGATCATTAAACAATACAAGGCAAGTACAATCAGACTATTTAAAACGGGTCGAAAGGTTGTGTGGTGAAGAAATGGCTGAAGAAATTAATCACAAGATAAATTGTCATCTAATTAATATTGTTAGACTTCCGAAAGAAGTATTAAAGTCTCACTATCGCAGCCTAGCAAGTGGAATAAACAAGCCGGTTAAATACATTAACAAAGCAACACTATGAGCAAGACATCGGAAGCAAAGAAATTTATAAAAGAAATTGACGATAAGGTTGGTGAGTATTGGTCTGATTCAGATGTTGAATTAGCACACTATATTACTATGTTTTCAGACCAGCAATCCTCCTCCAAAGACGCAAGGATAAAAGAGTTGGAAGTACAAATATCTGGTAAAACTTTCTTTGATGAAAAGGAAACAATGGCGGCTAAAATTCAAGAGTTGGAAGCAAGGCTTGAGACGGCTGAGAAAGTGATTAAAAGAACCGATACTTGGTTAAAAGGGAGGGGCAAGGATTTTCAGGAAGACATTGAGTACGAAATTAAAAAATATCAAACGCAAAACAAAACAGAGTGATATGACCAGACTAACAAAGTACCAACTAAAAATGATAATTATTTTTTTACTACAGTTTCCGTTCATAGCAGTCTCTTATGTAGCTGGTTTTATATATCATGGATTAGAAGCGGGAGCATGGTATGGTTACAATTTAATGAATCATACACAAGATAAAATTGAAGACATTGAAGAAAATGAAGTTTCTGAGTAAACGAACTCAGGAGGAATAGGATTGACATTGAGAACCCTTGATTGATACGTTAACAAGTAGGTACACTCAATAATGAAGAAAGGTTAGGGTGGTTGATTATGGAGTCACATCCTGCCTGACTTCTTTTAATTGCGCATAATGTTTTGCGGCTTGGTGTCTGTTATTTTGCCTTGCGGACATTTCAAGCCTTAGATAAATTTAATAGGCAAAATAATAGCACCAAACCGCTGTTAGTGGCTGGTGCGATAAATTAAACAAAAATGTCAAATTATTGCGAAGATTGCGGTTGTAAAGTGTATTCAGGAAAATGCACAAATTGCCACGAAGAATTATACATACTTGACCAATATTATGAGCAAGGTATGGAACTGCCTGATGAAAATTCAGACTTTATGAAAAAGGTTAATGAGCAACAAAAAGCTGTTTCGGAGAAGGAACGTAGCACTTACCGCTAACGTTTTCGGGCTTGGCGAAGTGGCTGAACCCGAAGCTAAATAGAATTACTAAACTTTAAAATTAAAAACAAATGATTGATAGAATTACTGAACAGCCATTTTGCCAAACCCGTGTTATATGAAGTGCCGACTTATTTAAGATGAATCCCAATTAGAAAACTAAACAGAAAAACAAAAAGAAAAAAAGCGATGGCAACTATTAAAATATCAAGTAAAGAAAGATTAATTTTATCTGGGTTATTAGAACCACTAATCAACCAATGTGATTTTATCATAGGACTGCCAACAGTAGATTATAACAGTAAACAAATTTCAAAAAATAATAAAAACACATACGAAATATTACTTAAAAAAATAAACTCTAATGGCAAAATATAAATGTAGATTTTGTGGTAGAGGAATGATTGCGACTGCATTATCTTATCAATCTAACCAATACTGCAATCATTGTTTTAATGAAAGGGCAGATAGTACGCAAAAACAAAACTTAAACACATTTGAATTTATGGGAGATAAAATAGAATTAAACCCACTTACGCCCAAAGAAAAAGCTACAGAATTAGTAGATAAATACAAACCATTATGTGGTGGTTATTGGGGAGATAAAGTAAATAAAGACTTTGCTAAAAAATCTGCATTAATAGCAGTTAATGAAATAATTGCAGCAATACCAACTCAACCAAGTACAAATGAAACTGAAAGAATTGATGCTATTATGTATTGGATTAATGTTAAACAAGAAATAGAAAAAATATGAAAACAGCAGTAGAGCAATTTATAGAACAATTAGAAAAACCAAAATATCAAGATATTTTTGGGATTGATTTTATTTTAACTATTGAAAAAGAAACAAAAGAAAAGTTTATTGCATTAGAAAAAGAGCAGATTAAAGATGCTTTTTGTGCAGGGTGGGATAAGTCCAAAACAGCATTAATGCAAAATAAAAAAAATCATTATTCACAAGAATATTTAAAAAAAATACAAGATGGGAACAACTAAAGAATTAAAAACACCAACACAACACATGATGATTTGGGTGTTACAAAATTTTGAAAAAGATTTAGAAAACGATATTGATAAAGACAAGTCGCTTGATGAAACATTTGAAGAAACGCTAACTTTTGAAAAGCGTAAAATGAAGGAGATTTTTGTAGCTGGAATATTTAAAGGTAAACAGAATATAGATTTTGACTTAGATGAAGAATTTAATAAGTTTTACTCAAAACTCTTTCCCGAAGAATAAAAGTGCG